TACATTTTATTTTTCGCCAATTTTTTCTATTCTGAAATAAGGTTTGACACTGTTAGAATATGGAGGTAGCCGCTCTAGGAGGACTCATAGGACTTGGTTATATAGTATCCCGACTCGCTGGAAAAGGGACAAGGCAACAAGCAAATGTAGGAAATCGTAAAGAAGGGTTTCAATCAACACAACCAGCAAATACTGCATCATCATTGTCCTATGAAAAATTTCCTTATCCAATGTTTTTAAAACCTGGAAGTCAAACTGTCGCTCTTACATCGCCCCCCACATCGGCACTTGCAATGACTCCCCAAGGAGCCTCGGCCGTAGCCCCATCCCCTGAACTCGATCTTATGTATCAAACCCCCAATGGACAAACCTATCCCTCCGAGCCAAGTCCCGGACCTTATGGAATGCCCCTTGGATATGCCACACAGCAACCACCTCTCGCACCACCATCCCTAGAGGGACCTCAACCCATGGGCTCCGAAGATGCTACCGCACAAGTACGAATGAATCCAGCAGGGATTGAAGAAAATCCAAACTATATGAATGGCGATGTAATGAGCAGTCTCTCTGGACAAAAAATTAAATCAACCGAATTTACTCATAATAACATGGTCCCCTTTTTCGGAGGGCGTGTAAAACAAAATATGAAGGCATCAGCCAATAATTCTATATTAGACTCTTTTACTGGAGCAGGATATACACAGATTGCAAAAAAGGAAGTTGAATCTATGTTTGACTACCAGAGGCCTTTCGGAAATCCCTTCGGCCTTGAAAGTAGTACAGACTTTATTGAAAGTCGTATTAATACTCCTAGAAATCGAGGTGGAGAAAGACCCTTTGAACCCACTCATGTTGGTCCTGGTGTAAATGATGGATATGCCATGACCGGAAAAGGAGGATTTCAGCAACTAGAAGTCAATGAAATTATGAGACCAAGGACAACGGATCAACTTCGTGTCGCCAGTAATCCTAAGTTGTCTTACTCACAGCCTGTTGTTCCTGGACAGCATTTTATTGCAAATCCAATGGACAATCCAGGTGAAGTGCGTAAATACAGACCAGACCGATTTTTTGTCGATGAAACAAATTCACGTGCTGGAGCCGCTGCACCAGTCGGTTTAATTAAGGAAGCGGTTCGTAGTATCCAAGTATTGCCTGAAACAACTCGTGCAGAAACTAGCACAGAAGCCATTGGTCCTGCGGCTGGCCAAGATACCTATCAAAGTTACGTAACCGGCTCCTACCGTACACCTATGACACAACAGTATGGTGGTGCTGGATTTCGTAACAATGATTCCACTTCCTACTACACAAATAATATAGAATCTCCTGAGGCAGATTATGGTCGTTCTAGTTATGAAAACAGGCCCAATGAACGTACGGCTACGAGTGAACGTACCATGGCATTGAATACAGTTCCAGCAGAGACCGGACAAGTTCCAGTTCACTATTTGGATGATGCACGACCTACACGACGCGCTGAGATGGAAGATGGTGTGACCGACTTTGGCCCCGCTGGACCTGACGGCGGAGCGCCTAGTGTAACTGTATGGGACCCAAATGATGTGGCACGCACAACGGTAAAAGAAACAACTGTAGACTGGAATTACAGAGGTATTGCCGCCGCAGCCTCGGCCCCGAATCGTCTCAAAGTCTATGATCCATCCGATATTGCTCGACCCACCCAAAAGGCCCAACTCAGCAACCGAGACTATTATGGCTCTGGAGGAAACGCAAACTGGGGCTATATGAATGAAGACTTTGCTTATAATATGCGTACCAACTCTAGCAAGGAACAAATCGCCAAAGGGCGCAGACCCATTGCTGGAAATGGTAATATTGCTGTATTTGACGGAGATCCTGGTAAACAAACTGCCAAACGTCTGACCAGCGATGATATTAATGACAGAGTGAATGCTGGAAACAGATTTGAATCAATGCCACCTGGTGTTGGTGCATTAGGACAAATTAAATACAGAGTTCCTCTACGTTTGGATGTTTCTGCAGAGCGTTTAACACCTGATATTGTGGAGGCTGTAGATAATAACCCCTTGCAGCAAAGTATTCATAGGATTGCCAAATTGGCTGCAAGACAAGTAGCGGCACGATAAAATTAGATTCTATTATAATTTCTAAGAGCATAGATAAAACTTCTTATAAGAACTTTTATCTAGAAAGCAGATGCGTAAAAATTCGCTCTAAAAATCTTCTGAGAGGCTTAAGCCAATTTAGAGAAAACAAAGTAATGAAACTGGCATGGCTCGTGTCGGGACCTAGCGGTTCTGGAAAAAGTACGTGGATTCGGAAGCACGCGGAAAAACGGGGAGCGCGACTCCTTCGGCACGCTGTACGAACAGACCGATCATTGCGACAAGGGCGGCAGTACCTTTTCAGTCAACATCGATCCAAAGAACCGACGTTAATTTGGTTGGAAGGGGCCGATACTTTAACAACAGATGCCCAAGCATTTCTACGACGTATTTTGGAGACTTCGGCTCCCAACGTGGAATTTGCTCTAGAAGTTCGTGATGAAACGACAATTAATCCGCCACTATTGAGCCGATGTCAACGAATTTGTATGCCGCCAGTCAGTTTTCGGAAAAAGAATGCAATTGATATGCTGGAAAAACGAGGGTATGCAGAACTTCGAAAAGTACGAACCACGCTGGAACAGCGCATGGCTCTTTGGTCGCCAGGATTTACAGTACAAGAAATCTGTAAATCTATAGCACAAGCACGAAGTCAAGGACTTCTTCCCGATGTTTTACTCAAACGATTGTTACAATCTTCACCATTTGAAGAACAAGTGGCGATGTTTCAGAATCTTGGAGAAGGAAAAAGCCCCTGGATTCTTTTAACACATGTGGCAATTCAGCGTATAAAACAATGATGCGTTTCTTGGAGCATAATCCAAACTATATAGATTTATAGAGTATGGAAAATTTTGATACAGGAATTTATTCTGAAGCAAAGGGGGAATATACACGTCAACTTACATTGTTTATTGTTCCATCCTTTCATAAATTTTTCATGACCTGTATTGACCAGGCTGCATCGGAAGAACCTCAGCAGAAGAAACAACTTTGGAAATTTCAGGAAATCATCAGTCAAGTTCCCGAATGGAATATGGATAAAGTTCAACGAGAAATACAGAAAATTATTGCTTCAGTTCAGTGTGATTATTTGGAAGAATTGGTTACGGCTGTATTTATTGCACATACAAAGGTCTTGACGGCGATTCGTATTGGAAATAAAAATAAACGAGTCCAGATTACAATTCCTAAATTGGAGCATTTTATACACCGTTCTTTGAGTGAATGCAGTCGTTTATTGTGGTCTTCTGCATATTTGTTTCACAATGAGTTATCTCCGATTGAAAAACAGAAAAATCACAGACAAATTGAACAATTGTTGCACGAAGGTGTTTTACAGGCTATTCGGGGTCTTCTTCCTGTGAAAAATATTTTGAAGGATTATTTGGCTGAACCGGACAATGCAGAAGAGGATGAGAAGGATGATGAGAAAGAAGATGATGAAAAGGAGGATGAAAAGGAGGATGAAAAGGAGGATGAAAAGGAGGGTGAAAAGGATGAAGTGAAGGAAGAGGTGAAGGAAGAGGTGAAAGAACCTGTAAAAGAAGAAGTGAAGGAAGAAGTGAAAGAGTTTGTAAAGGAAGAGGTCAAGGAGCCTCCAACTATGCCAATTCCTGAAACCAAAGTTCCAGTTATACAAATCCCAGAAACAGCATCTACAATCCAAACGGTTGTCATAGAAACAGAGCCTTCAGTTCGTTTTACAGATTTTGACCAAGTAATTCAACAGCGTGGTGGAGAGACACGAATTGGCTATGTGGAAAAAGACAGATCAGATGCTGCACTGGAAGAACTACAAATGATGGATGAAGATGGAGAATCACTCTCCGATTTTGAAGAATTGGACGAAGGTCCCTTAGAACCATTAAACGGAGAAGATTACGAAAGCCTTCCTTAATGCGCTAAAAGCAATAAAACACTTTCAAAAAGTTTGTCAGAACTATGGACGGACTTGAGCTCACAAATCCAATGTTTTGGGTAAGCATTGTACTTGGTGGAGTAATCATTGCAGCAGTCAGTTACGGATTTCAACTTGCCCAAGAAGATCCAGAAGCCAAGGAATTGAATGTAAAAGGTCTCGTCCGAGATCTGCTTCTAGGAGGCATTTTTACAACCATGGCATGGACCCTTGTCCCCGACACAATGAAAACTATTACAAACTCGATTTCATCCTTCTCTTCTACAACTAGTCTTACACCTGTACAAATTGGTTCTGGATCTTCTACAACAGGTACAGCACCTACACAAACACTTCCTGGAGACGTAGATATTCAAGTTGGCCCTGCAAGGTTTTAAACTAATTTATATTTTATAACTATATATGCCATTTAGAAAATTGAATAGTCCGTTATAATATCATAAACCCTATAGAAATCACATGTATGGCGGTGATATTAAAGAGAATGCGTTCAAGATTATAAAGGCTACAGGAAAGACAATTGATGACTTTCTATTTAATGGATTGGCTATGGAACAACCAAACCAAGAAGGTGGCATGTGGTTTAAAAAATCAAAAAGGAACAGATTTACATATATTCTTTCTGTATCAATGAGTGCTTCAGGTCCGTGGACTGAAATATTTCAATACGACGATTATTAAATACAAACAAATAATACTATATATATTTATAAATATATATAATAGAAATGGCACTTAGAAAACACACAAAACGAAACTATAAAAAATCTAAATTCCGCGTTCGTACGTTACGAAACAGAAAAGTACAACAAGGTGGAGATCCAGTGCTACCAGAAGATATTATGTATAGTGATCGTTATGTGACTATATTAAAACCAGAAGTTAAAAAGGGGATTCTTGTATGTAGTAGATTTAATCAACCAAATAATACAGAATCGCTGTGCACTGCTGGTCTTAAAACAGGAGCCCAATTACAAAAAGAAGGGGTAAATTTTGGAAGAAGTGTATATCATCCCTATATATTTTTTAGAGCACCTTATTATTCAAATCCTATAGATTATACATCTATAGAAAGTGAAATATACAGTTCTTATGGAGATATGAATCTAAATGATAATATAGTATTTATTCGTGTAGATCCCGATACAACATTGGTACTTTCTAGTAAAATACGGGTAAAATATACTAACTCAGGTTCCGTAACTGGAAGTAAAGAAGGCAATTTAAGTGCATCAGAAATAACATTATCAAGATATCTTGAAAGAATAGATGATATAAGTAAATTAGAAAAAGAAGTATGGGCGGGTAAGTTTGGCAGAGGTAAAACCCCAGTATATGACGTAGTTACACGAGAAGCAAACGTTGGAGTGTATTCTCAAAACGTATCATATCCATACAATACTGTACCTATCAATAGAAATTCTGAAATACTTGTATCTATTCCACACTTAACACCCGATTATTTTGTATTATGTACGACCAAAAAAAACTAACTACAAAGGTATACAAGGATTGTTTCCAGTAGAACCGATATACAGCAAAGGTTTGAATGCAACATGGTTCAATTGTTTTTCAGGAACTGCATCACGTGTCTCACAAGCAATGACAGAATACAGTTCAAATCCTGGAAATCGCTCTTTTCCATGTTCAGTTTCTAGCACATTGGACATATCCTTCATCCGTAACCAGGTCCACAATAAATTAAATAATGGCTGCCCCGTCTCCTTCACTATCCACATACCCTCCTTTGTCAGAACCTGGCCGTTTGGTAGCCCATCTGGATTGTTTGGATATAGTGCCCGTACAAGACTACAGGACAATCTACATAAATCAAAACTCATATTCGGCCCTACATGACGCTCAGAACGGTCCTCAATCGGTCCAAAATTATACATTCCCGAAGCATCATGACCGTCATCATAATCACTGCTAATACATGTATGACCGTTCAAACTGTATATTGCCCGACCGTAATCAATCAAACAGAATACTTTTCCAAACGTCGGCACACGCCACACCTGGCCTTTTCCATTCTTATACCACAAATACTCAATATCCGTTGATTTCCATAAAATATTATTTGTATGTAAATCATTGTGTGTTAAATGAAATACAGTCTGCAATTGAGACAATGCAGCACAGACCTGAAACAGCCACGCAGACCATTTCGACGAATCTTCGCAGAATTTAATCGGAGAACTAACATGGGATTCCAGCAAAGAATCCATTGTATTTTCCAGATGTTCTAAATATATTACCACAACTGGCATTGATTTAAATTCAGCATACACGTTGTATTCGTCGGAAAAAGAGGAAGAACTGGAGGATGTGCTGATGGAAGAAGCAGTTTCCATTGAAATAGAGTTGCGACGTTTCTTTGCTTCTACAACTGGCTCAAATGCTTCTGGAAATTCTACAGTGGATGCCTCTTCCAACACACCTGTATTTGTTAAATCAATATCTGTAGCATCTAACGATTCGGCATCTAACGATTCGGCATCTAACGATTCGGCATCTAACGATTCGGCATCTAATGAACTCGACGATTTTATAGACTTAGTATCATTGCTAGATAATTCAGTCTCATCATCACTTAAAAATTCTGGATCAGGACGAATCATTTGTTGTACCTCCTCGTGCGAAAGGACACGACCTGATTTTTTTTCAGTTATCAAAATTCCAAATAGTCCAGAATCTATCGCCGACCAAAACCATTTTGAAAAACGGAAATCTTCTATGTCATCCTCCAAATTATAGCGAAACACATCTTTTACAGCACGAAATACACCATACAATTTACAGAAATGAGGAGACCCAATTTGTTTATGAAGTTTACTCACAAGAGCACAGGCTATCGCATCCACATATCCTTGATTTTCAGGAGCCAATACATCTGGATTTTGAAGCGACCATGAAAATGGTAACACAGGTTGTACATTGTGTTTCATCCAACTGTACGGATCTTGCAATGGAATTGTTTTCTGATAGGCTTTTACTGTAGATATAGACGAACCAGATTGTAGTGTAAGAAGGCCTTCATTTACCGTAGAAGAACTTGGAGTCCAATCCAATAGTTTGAATCCAGTCGAAATATTTACAGATTTCCCTCTAAATTTTACAGGCAGGATTTCTTTATAAACAGTAATCGTATCTTCTATATGTGTTAAGGAAGGCTGAGTTGTAGCAAATGTGGATAAACTACTTGTATCCGAGTCACGTACATCAAGAGATAGTTTTGAACCTGATAAAAGTGATACTGGATTTACATGTTTCCCTTTTCCTTTCCCCACAGGCATCAAGAGTTCTCTCCGGGTTTTTGTATTTCTATCTATACAATTTCACGCGCTTAGATTTAATTACTATAACACAATAAAAATAGTTAGGCGTAACTTTATTTTAAATTCATATAGAACTCCGTAAAAACTATAAGAATAACTTTTTTCAAACGTATAGAAATGGCATCGGCTCCACCTACAAATTCACTGTCTGCTCAAAGTGTAAAACTTCGTAAATTTGATATGAAAATGATTCCACAAGACGCTGTTTGTGTATTTATAGGTCGTCGTCGTACTGGCAAATCTACACTCGTCAAAGACCTCCTGTTTCATCATCAAAATATTCCGATGGGGACTGTCATTAGTGGTACAGAAGAATCGAATTCCTTCTACGGAAAGATTATTCCACCTATTTTTATCCATGGAGAATACAATGCAGCCATTTTGGCAAACTTTGTAAAACGACAAAAACTCATCACGAGCAAAATTCAACAACAAGAAAATATCGCACGCCCCCCAGGACAGCCTTTAGTAAAATCTAAACTAGATCCTCGTTCCTTTTTAATTCTAGATGATTGCCTCTACGATGATAGCTGGATTCACGATAAAAATATCCGATACTGTTTCTTAAACGGAAGGCACCAGAAAATATTCTTCTTAATCACCATGCAATATCCGCTCGGTATTCCACCTGTACTCCGAACAAATGTAGACTATGTATTTATTCTACGTGAACCCTACATCAGCAATCGTCAACGTATTTTTCAGAATTTTGGTGCAGCATTTCCCAACTTTGAATTCTTCTGTCAAATTATGGACCAATGTACAGAAAACTTTGAATGTCTTGTAATTAATAACAATACACGATCCAATAAACTGGAGGACGCAATTTTTTGGTATAAGGCTAATATACAAGGCGACTTTCGTATTGGAGCACCCGAATTTTGGCAACACAATGCCGTCCATTACCGTGACAAGGATGAAGAAGATATAAACAATTATGACCCGACAAACTCAAAACGTCTCAAAGGTCCGCCAATCGTTGTACGAAAACAATATTAGTATTGCTTTGCATAAAGAACATAGGACTATAACAGAACGATCACTATGGATGTCTATACCATCATACAATCTCTACTTATATTATCTTTTGCCCTTCTATTAAGTTTTGTATTTACAACTTACGAAGCATTTGTTGATACTTCTGGCGCACAAGAATGTGGCGTAGATAGACCCCCTTGTCTAGGAAACAATAAATGTATGAATGGATGGTGTGTGCGTAATACACCTCCTAGTCTATCTGTTTCAACTGGTCTCCCGGTATATCCATAGGTTTTTTCAATACTATTACTAGAAAGAATGAAATTGGATACACGCACATATCTTGGAACTGGTCTCATGGGTCTATTTGTCACATTTTTAGGAGTTCTATTTGCCCTTCCTTATATCAAAATGCTATTTCCTCAAATAAGTGGATTTGCAAACATGACTTGTGAGGAAGGCCGTGTCCCTTGCGAAGAAGGGTACTTTTGTGCCCAACGTACCTGCGTCCCAATTTCATCAAGTGTCAACATGAACAATGTTCAGCCAAATTCTGAATTTTAAATAGTATTCTTATAGCATTTTAATAAAATGACTTAAGAATTAATTAGTCCTTCTTTTCCTCATCTGTAGATTTAGAAGCGGCCTTTCTCTCAAGAAATAGGTCCTTCTCACCACTGAACAATGAATCGTGTGACCCCCCTGAAGGCTTAGATTCCTCCCCACCATCAACCGTCATAACTTCCTTCTCTGTACGAACACCTACCTTTCCGCCACGACCATTTTCCTTGAAAAATTGTTCTTTCTGTTCCTCATTTTCCTTATAGGCCTTCATGAGTGTATTTAGTTCATCTTCAGCATACTCTTGTTCGGCAACTTCATGGGGCTTAGGATCCCATGCCAACCATTTTCCAACAGTTGCTACATAAATATTGTGAATAGGATCATTGCGCTGGAGTTTCTTTGCACGTGCCGAAGCCTCTTCTTGAGTACTATATGCCCCGCGCACTTTGAGTCCACGTACAGTTGTCTGAAAGTTGTTCTTTGAAAAGAAGTCCTCTTCAAACTTTTTACCATGGGAAAACATAAAATCGTCATACGACTCCTTGATTTTTGTAGAAGTAATATCCTTTGCGTTTTCCTTAATGTACTCTTGATACGAAGTCAATACAGTATCGACAGGAATGCGTGCTTGGCGACAAAGTTCAGAGGCGTCTCCCAAATTTGCATCTGAAAGGCGAGTGGCTTCGACGTCCAATTTTGCATTGAAATCCATCACTTGCTTTGCTAAAAACTTCTCCAAATTCTTGGTCTTCCAAGTGATTTCATACTGTTTCATAAATTGTTCGAACATATAAAGATCCTTCCGAGCAAGAACAGATTCAGGGCTCAAAAAACTCAGTAGAACAAATCGCTGTCCCGGGATTTCAGCATCTTCCTCTAAAAAATCTTCTTTTACACTATTTGACATGCCTTTCTTATCTCTGTAATTACTTATAGTTTCATATCCTTTACGCGCCCTTTTAGAATTTCCGACACTTTCCCCGAAACATTTTCAAACACTAGAGTATAGAAGCAAATGGATTTCAGTGTTGGTGAATTTGTCAATCGTGCTTTGAAATATTTATTAGAGGGTTTGGCAGTGGCGGTTGCTGCAATCTATATTCCTAAGAGGTCTCTTCCTCTTGAGGAAATCGGAGCATTGGCCCTAGTCGCTGCTGCCGTCTTTGCCCTCTTGGACGTCTTGGCACCCTCTGTAGGTGTAACTGCACGCCAGGGCGCTGGATTCGGTCTAGGTGCCAACCTGGTCGGATTCCCTATGCGCCGTTAAACCGCTAGGTGTTAGGTGCTAAGTCGTTAGACTATGCGCCGTTAAACCGCTAGGTGTTAGGTGCTAAGTCGTTAGACTATGTGCCGTTAAATCGGCCTGTTTTTAGAAAACAGACTTTTATAGAATAGTAACTATACTAAATACAATGTATTTGATATAAAATTTATATAAAATATTTTGATATATTATATAAATATAATTTCTTATAATCATGATATAGTAAGGAGTTCTTTATATGTAGTACGTTTCATATTTGTTGTATCGGATTTCATTCGATTAAATACATTGGGTGAAGCACCTAACCATAGAACTAAATAAAACCAAAATTCTGGAGCAATAGGTTTTGGTTCTACAAGACTTACTGTATTACTGTTTTCTAATACAAGAGTTGCCATAATTGTCTGATCTTTACCTACAAATAAATTTGCATTAATATATTTATCTATAGTTGATTCATATAATTTATCATATGTATTCCATGAATCAATAGAACCAGCTATGAGTTTTCCATCAATCCTCATTTTACCAGAAACATCACCACGAAACGAAATCCCATTTATAGTTTGAATAAGATTATCTTTTTCTGTAAATTCACCAACATTGGATAATAGAATTCTGTCAGTAGGAATACGATTTGCGTAAGGAAACCCATGCTTTACCAGGTTACACAGGTCTTCTGACCGAAGTATTCCAGCATCAGCCCATACAAAATCGGTATGGTTCCATGGATTTAAACTAATTGCTCGTTTTATAAATTCTTTCTTCTCATACCAAACTTTATATAAATCTATAGAATGATATGCTTTTTCTGGATCCATTGTATATTGACGTTCCCAGAATTGTTGTGAAAATGCAGAATTTGCCGCCCATTGTGACCTCGGAAGAACTATAATTTGTGTACGATCTTGAAATGCCTCACGACATGATTCAATAAATGGTTTTACAGATTCTTCACAAAAAAATATAATATGCGCCTCACAATGTTCTAGAAATAATCGAATCCAAATGCGATAGTGTTCTTTAGGATATTTTGATGGCATTTCATAATAGGCGGAAACAACAGTTGCTGGCAGTGTTTTCTCTATAAATGTACCAAGAGGAGTGGGTTGATAGTATCCAAGTCGTATTTTTTTTCTGGGACCATGTGAAAGCCAGGAAGACATGTCTTTCATAAGATATATGTATAGTGTTTAAACTTGGATATAGTTTAACTAATATCTGTTTTCTACTTAATTACGTCTTGTATTTTTACGGTTGCGTCTAGTATTTTTACGCCTATTTCTTCGTGTACTTCTTTTTTTCTTTAATTGTGCCAATTTACTTTGGATTTCAGTATTTGATACTGGATTCGCTGTAGATAAAGCATACTCCATTGGAACGGGCGGAACTCCAAGTGGATTTTTTCCGTATTTTAAGGCGGCAAGTTTACTTTCTAAAGGCGCAAAACTCATCTTTTGCATATTGGCGTCTGTTGGCAGCACTGAAAGACGTTCTAACCCTTTCATATACTCGGCCAGTTCATCCTCTGAGACGTTTGTTGAAAGGGGAAGCCCTGTTAAAGCACTTGCTGCCACATTTGTCTGTTGTCTTAGTGCTTCAACAGTATTGTTTGCTCTTGAAGCCTTATTCATTTGTTTAGATTCGTATGCTGTAATGAGTCCTTCTAATTGTTTCATTTTTGCACTTAGTTCATTCACTTTGGCAGTATTTCCTAATTGAACTGCTTCTGCCAATTTGACTGTTAATCTGCTATAATCATGTGTTAATTTTTCAAATGTCGGGTTGTACCCCACATTTCCTGGAAATTTACGACCAAAGAATCGCAAGAAAGGTTTTGCAGGCAATCCAGTGACTTGTTTGAATGTCGAACCTCTCAGGGATGACATAGGGGTCTTCTAAACAGATTCTATACTTTCTGTAGTCTTTGTTTCTTTAAGAAACGATTGATGTTTTATGGAGGATTCATGACGCTTCTTTCTATATTCTTGATAAGACCCTTGACACAGTGTACATACTACACTTACATCAGGATGTTCTTGTTTCTTCTTTTCACGATATGCTTTTTCTTTTTGTAGACATACCTCCTTATTCTTTTCACGGTATTCCTTCATTCGTTCTTTACATGCTTCTTTATGTTCCTTATAGTATTCTTTTGCTTTTTTATTTAATTCATCTTTTTGTTCATTGCGAAGTTTCTTCGCCTTTTCTTTCACTTCATCTTTATGTTTTTCAACCCACTCTTTTTTGTAGGCTGCGATTGCTTCTTTATGTGTTTCTCTATATGCCTTAGTTTGTTCTGCAATCTTTTCTTTATTTGCTTCAATATATACTTGCTTCCGTTCTTTTACAGCCTCTTTATTTTGTTCTGTATATTGTTTATTGTATTCGGCGATTTTTTTAGCATTTTCTTTACGATACTCTTCTTTGTATTTAAGAATAGTATCGCGATGGGTTTTGCGATATTCAGATTGAACTACTTTCAAATCTTCTAGAGTTTGAGAAGCATCTTTAATATTTAAACAATACGGATCGCCTTCACATGCTCTTATATGTTCATTTTCTTCTTTGAGAAGTTCTTTTCTTGAAGTACAAGAAAACGCCTTTAAAAGTTTTATTTTAACATTATTCCATCCAACTTTATTTATATGCGCATAGACTCTTCTGTCTGGATATAATGATGAATGATACTTATGATCTCTTAAACGAAATCTTAATTCGGTTGTTGTAGAACCAATATAATAATAGTCATCCACACAATATAAACAATAGATTTTAGAATCTTCATACTTTCCAGGTTGTTCGGTCATCTTCTCTCTACCGGGATATGTGAGTTTTCTTTAAGCGATTTTTTACGCAAAACTTTAAAAATATAATATTTTATGATATCATCAATTTTAAATGCTGCGTATAAATTCCCAGGCCATATCTTCGCAAATCAATTGCCACACCTTACTCTGTTGATACAACTTGTCACGATTTTTCAAAAGAGGAAAACTCGCTAAAAATTCATCCAATTCCAATAGTTCACAGAACTTGTACAAGACATAGGAATAAGACAAAAAATTACGACGATTTTTCGGACAATGTTTCTGAAAACTTGGCTGAATTTCCTTAAACATATGACGCAACTTCTCCTCTGTTTCACGATTCATAACAGGTGCAATACTTCCGTTCAAACGACTTATAATATAGGGAATATGATCATATTGTCTATTTAATTTTAATTTACGCAAAACTTCACGCATTTGTCTGTATTTGAGATTCTTCATATCTGTAATTCGCTGTTTTTTTAGTTCTACAGAAATCATATCAAATATTTCTTGAGGAATTTCAGTACTCCCTTTTGCCTGAAATTGTGCCAAGAGTTCATTAAAATGATTAATACGTTTATAAGCATAATAAGAAGATTCACGAGGTGGATCTTTATAAGAAGGTCTATCACTATCAATTAAAATAAATTCAGTCATTCCACATTCTGGACAATAGAGCATGGCTTCATTTTGACTAAACATCATGTCTGCTCCACATTCTACACACTCACCAGACATATCATCCAATTCGTTTGTCTTTTTTACATATTCAGGATTGATTTTCAGTAAATACTTTTCCAGTAAACTGTCACGACTTAACCCCTTATCAGTTGGCTTTTGTTCTTTTTCATTTACTTGACTTTTCTCAGTCCCAGTATCAATTGCAACTGCTGTTTCTAAAGCACTTAATACATCACCAGGTTTCCGTTTTGATCGTTGTGAAATTGCTCCGATCGCTCCTTTTGAAATCTTCTCTTGAATGTCATAATAGTCAAATAATAAATCCCCTGTATCCAATAAATAATCATACAATCTATCTTCTTTATTTTTCTCTGCCAATTCTTCCTCCAACCGAACAAATTGATTTTCAAGTTGACCACGTGTTAATTCGTCTGTTGTAGAATTAATCTGCTCTTTCAATTCAGTTGACTCTTCTTGTAAGTAAACAACTTCTTCTTTCTCTTCTTGAATTCGTTTCAATTGATGTTGATGAATTACATCCAATGTAGTTCGTTCTTCAGGATTACTCCGCTTTGTTTGTCTAATTTTAAAGAATCCATCTTGTGACTTTCCCGACATTAATTTAATCCTATATTTGTATTATATGTGTGTTTAAGCAAGAAGACTCTATTCTAGTATATGCGGAAAGATATTCTAATTTTGATTCCCGGTACTTGAGGAAATGCGTTTTAGACTTTTCCAAAATTTTTTTCTAACTCAAGGGTATAGCAAGAAATGACAGGTGGTGGTTTAATGCAGCTCGTAGCTTATGGTGCTCAAGATGTTTATTTGACCGGTAATCCCCAGATTACCTTTTTCAAGGTAGTGTACCGTCGTCACACTAACTTTGCCATGGAGTCCATTGAAAATCCCTTCAATGGTGCCCCTAACTTTGGCAAGAAGGTAACCTGCACCATTCAGCGTAATGGTGATTTGATTTACCGTATGTACTTGCAGGCCACTCTTCCTCAGGTTACCCTACAGGCCAGTGATGGATCTGGTGCTCAGTTCAGGTGGTTGAACTGGCCTGGTCACAATCTTGTTTCCTCCGTGGAACTCGAAATTGGTGGCCAGCGTATCGACAAGCACTATGGTGACTGGCTACAGATCTGGAACGAGCTTACCCAGGAGCCTGGAAAGCAGGCTGGTTACTCCAAGATGGTTGGTAACGTCCCTCATCTAGTAAACACTCTCGTCCAGGGTGGTGAGGATTGCGACCCCAACTGTGGCTCTTATGCACCCAACACCTCTGATGAGGTATCTAAGTGCGCCCCTGAGTACACCTTGTACATTCCTCTTGTCTTTTGGTTCAACAGGCACCCCGGTTTGGCCCTCCCTTTGATTGCCCTCCAGTACCACGAGGTTCGTATCAACTTGGAATTCAACACCCTCCAGGATATGTGCTGGGACTATTCTCCCCAGAACGTCAGCAACCCTCACGTCATCCGTGACAGGGTAGCCAACGCTGGTCTAGTCGCTGCTTCCTTGTATGTTGACTACATCTATTTGGATACTGATGAGCGTCGTAAGTTCGCCCAGGTCGCCCACGAGTACCTGATCGAGACCTTACAGTTCACTGGTGGTGAGTCTATCACCTCCACCTCCAACAAGATCAAGTTGAACTTCAACCACCCCTGTAAGGAACTCATCTGGGTTGTTCAGCGTGACTCTTATGTGTCTTGCGATGACTCCATCATCAACCCCTGGAAGGGACAGCAGCCCTTTAACTACTCTGATTGGTGGGACCGCTCCGTCTTGGAGTCTGGTTACTCCGTCACTCGCGTAGAGGGTATGGCTGGTAACAACCCCACCGTTACCGCCTTGATCCAGTTGAACGGTCACGATCGTTTCACTGTTCGTGAGGGTGACTACTTCAACTTGGTCCAGCCTTACCAGCACCACACCAACTGCCCTGCCCCTGGTATCAACGTATACAGCTTTGCTCTCCAGCCTGAGCAGCACCAGCCCTCAGGAACTTGCAACTTGTCTCGTATTGATAACACCACCTTGTTGTTGACCATCTCCAACAATGCCGTCGGTGCCTTGACCAGTTCCACGGTTCGTGTATACGCCACCAACTACAACGTTCTTCGTATCATGAGTGGTATGGGAGGATTAGCTTTTTCGAACTAGAAACCTTATACAGAGTTTTTATATTTGGATATCTTACAAAATATATTCTTTCATTTTTTTATGATTTTGTTTGATATCTAAAATTGAATCTATTTATTTCTTATTTAATATAAAGAAGAAATGAATACCAATAAAAAAGTAGGAAGAAAGCCTATACCAGTAGTATATAAAAGAGTAGAATATAATGGTAAACAATATATAGTCGGTATCATAACATCGTTAAAAAATATTCAGACAAAATTTATATTTGATGCAGAATTTGAAGAAAAAATCTTATCAGTAAATTGGTATGTAATATCGAGTGGGTATATTTCAACAACTATAAATATTGATGATACTAAAAAACAACAACTTTTACATAATGTAATTATGGACCGAAATACATTCCCAGGAAGAGGAGTAAAAGAATCTGTTGACCATATAAATCGTAATAAACTAGATAATCGTAAAGAAAATTTACGTGTAATAACACAAAGTGAACAAAATATAAATCATTTCAATAGAAAAAGAGAAATAATAAAACTTCCAGACGATTGTGGAATTAAAATAGAATCTATTCCAAGACATATTTGGTATATTAAACCAAATGGATTGCATGGAGATAGATTTGGAATTGATTTAAAAACAGAACATATTAAATGGAAAACTACAAGTTCAAAACTAGTACCTTTAAAAGATAAATTACAAGAAGCAACTATGAAATTAAAAGAATTTTATGAAAAATTTCCTTATCTAAATCCAGAATTAGAATCAAAGGTAATTAATGAAGAAGAATTAAATAACTCATTCAATCAAATACTAGCATTATCATAATCTAATAAAAAACTAATACTCTGTATAGGAATGAAGCAGAAAATAACGCTTTTAACCATACTTTCTGTAATCCTTTTAATAGTTCTTGGAGCCTTTTTGTATTACAATCTTTCTTCTCCTCTTGCAATGTATCCTGGAGATGCAAAAGACCTTTTAAAAAAGGGAAAGTTTGACCATGTCGTGGATGTGCGTACAGATGCTGAATGGAACATGGGCCATTACCCCCTAGCCATTCATATTCCTCTAAAGAAAGTTGCTCAACTACTACCTCAACGAATTCCGGACAAGAAGGCACGAATCCTCTTTTACTGCAATACAAGCACCCGATCCCGCATGGCCGCCGAAACTGCTGAAAAACTTGGCTACACCCATGTAAACTACCTTGTAGGTATTTATACAAATATTTTATAAGGTCTCATATGTAGATAATATGGCAACACAACTGCTAAATATTTTTTCCAATGAACTTCTCCAATCTATACTTCAACTTCCAGAGGTCGTAGCAGCGAAGAATAAGATGGCTTCTTCCAATAAAGTGAGTTTTTCTATAGTACTTACTCCTGAACTACGATCTGTCATTCAAGCGCAGTTTGGTCTATCTTTATCCAACGTTTCCGAACTTCCAATGCGATGGATCAAAGGGGATACAGCCCCACACGTAGATACTGGTGCATCCAACTTCACAAATACCTATTTGGCATATGTAACAAACTCACCCGGTTCCTTTGTAGTGGATGGAGTTTCCTATCCAATTCAAGAAGGTGATGCATATATATTTTCCGAAGGTCTTTCCCACAAGACCCAAGAAACGGGAAATGAACCTCGTCTTTTACTTGGACCTATGAACGAGTTTGCCGAACCGGTTGGTTCAAATATTAACTATTGGGCTACACAAGCAGGTGCATTGACATATACAAATTATCTTGGGGGTAGTGATTATACACTAGAAACAATAGGCGGGTTTTCTTCCTGGAGAATTGCTTCCAATAGCACTGGATCTTCTTCTCAAGCCCTTGTATATGTCACTGGAGATACTCTAAATAACGATGGTACTTATGATGTCTATCCCGCAATCCCCTGTTTCCTAGAAGGGACACAAATTCTCTGTCAAGTGGATCGTGAAGATGTCTATGTACCTGTTGAACAACTCAAACCTGGTGTTCTTGTAAAAACAAGTCGTGATGGCTACAAACAAATAAAACACATTGGAAAAGGATCTTTGCAAAATCCAGGAACTGATGAACGTACTGAAAATCGTTTATACAAATGTTCTCCAAGCAAGTATCCTGAACTCAAAGAAGACTTATATATAACAGGATGTCATTCTATTCTGGTAGATACACTTACCGAAACACAGGAAGAAGAAACAAAGAATCATCTTGGTAAAGTATTTGTGACTGATAAAAAATATAGATTAATGGCTTGCATAGACGAAAAGGCAGAGCCTTGGAACTCTGAAGGCACTTATACTATTTGGCATTTTGCTCTAGAACATGAAGATGTAAAAATGAATTATGGTGTATGGGCAAATGGCTTATTAGTAGAAACATGTAATATACATTTTCTATCGAATAAATCAAATATGACACTCATTAAATAAATTTCATGGGATCTAAACCAGTTTCCCATACGACTTCTAACTCTTTTACATACTCTTGATATTCAATTGCTTTACTTGTCGGTTGGTCACAACCAAGTAAAACAAACAACGCTTTTACACGGCGTTCAAAATAGGACCCCACCTGTTTTTTTGTTGTATATTTCCAACTCCATTCAAACTGAAGAGCGGCCTTTTCCTCTGGAAACCCTTTTATATGACAGATTCGTGACCATTGTCGACCCCGTGTTGCTTTTGCTCCACCTGATTGAAGTCCATTGTGTTGCTGTAAACGTCTGTCCACGTCCAACGTAGCGCCAATATAGGTTCTGGAACCACCCACTTCTTGTAAAAGATAGACAGACCACATTTCTAATTACTGTATACTACAGACTCTAAATGGCATAGTTAAGTATTAATAAAATTGATTTATACTCTTCTAGACAAAGAAGTATATAAATACCATGCTCAGACTCTGTGATTTGACCAAGCAACCAGTCCATAAGGTAGAAACCTATGCTACTGAATATAAGTTCCCTCTTGACATTTTCCAAGAACATGCTATAAGTGCCATCGATCAGGGTCACAATGTGTTGGTATGTGCAAAGACTGGGTCGGGGAAGACTCTCGTTGGAGAGTACCAGATTTCCCATAGTTTACGGGAGGGGAAACGGGTCTTTTATACAACGCCGATTAAATCTCTGAGTAACCAGAAGTTTTATGATTTGAAACAATTATTTCCAGAGCCAGGAATGGTTGGAATTATGACTGGGGATATTAAGTTTTGTCCTGATGCAAAAATAATTGTTATGACGACTGAAATTCTTCGTAATTTGCTGTATAAAAAGGGTACATTGACGGAACACGTGGGTCTTACAGCATCCCTATCACTACAGGATTTGGGTGCCGTGGTGTTTGATGAATGTCATTATATAAATGATCGGGATCGTGGAAAAGTTTGGGAGGAGACTATGATTTTGCTTCCGAAAGAAGTAAACTTAATTATGCTTTCGGCTACGTTGGATAGGCCGGACCTCTTTGCAAGATGGATTGGAGAACTCAAACAGGTTCCTTGCCATTTAATTGAAACACAGTATCGTGTAGTTCCTCTGACTCATTATATTTTGGACCATGGTACGACGTTAAAACCAATCATGGATTCCAAGGAAGTATTTTACGATTCTGTATATTCCGACTGGATTCGATCTAGGTTACAAAAAGAAAAAGACCATGACGCCTACCAAAAAAAGGTAGCAAATGCCCGAAGACAGGGAGTGGAAGGGCCTATTTCTGGAAAAGTAAAACCAGTCAGTTTCAGTCACCAACTCAATTCCTGTATTTCTATACTCCAGGAAAAAACCCTTCTTCCGGCTCTTTGCTTTGTCCTAAGTCGCAAAGGATGCGAGAAACATGCTGCAAAATCCGAAGCCACCCTCCTGGATTCCAGCGATTCCGCTACAGCAATCACAATATTCGACTTTCACCTCCGACGTCACAAAGCATCCCTCGAAACACTCCCCCAATATCATACCATTCGCAATCTTGTAACAAAAGGAATCGCCTTTCACCACAGCGGTGTACTCCCCTTACTCAAAGAAATTATTGAACTTCTCTTCACAAAAGGATATATCAAACTCTTGTACTGCACAGAAACATTTGCCGTAGGAATCAATATGCCTACCAAAACAGTCATCTTTACAGGCCTCAGCAAGTACGACGACGCCACCCAAGGAATGAGATTCTTACGAACCGA